TCCTTTGGTTTGTTATATAGTTATTTATAACGATTTGTATAAATAGTTGTATGAAAAAAACATATTCTGGATCATGGAAACCTAAAAACCTTCACAAATACAAAGGTGATCCCAATTCAATACGTTATCGCTCAATGTGGGAGCGTAATACATTTAGATATTTAGATACTAAAGCTGATTGGGTTAAATGGTGGAACTCTGAAGAAACCGTAATAGGTTATATATGTGCAACCGATAATAAACCTCACAGATATTATATGGATCTCACTATAAGAACTAATAGTGGTCGTACAATTTTAGTTGAGATCAAACCATCTAATCAAACTCAGCCACCTAAACGTAAAAAACTTAATGAGGCATTAACATATATGAAGAATACTTCTAAATGGAAATATGCTCAAAAGTTTTGTGATGAACGTGGTTATGAATTTCAAATATGGACTGAGAAAGAATTAGAAGCAATGGGTATCAAAACAATGTCATTAGGATTCAAAGCCAGCAAAACAAAGACTGGCAAAAGAATATGGAAAACACTTAAGAAAAGAGTATAAATATAGTTATGATTAAAGAAGATGAAGATGACGGCAAATTAGAATTGTCCCTAAGAATACTTGGGAACGAGATAATAGGCTTTAAAATGGTAGTAGATGATTTTAAAATGAAGTGGATGCTGGTTGGCTTAGTAGCTATCGGTGCCATTTCTTGGATTATGGTAGCATTCGGACCTCAATTAATGGAGACATTTAGTGGCTAGTTTATTCGACAAGTTAGAATCAGAAGCATTCCGTAAAGGATTGCAGGCAAGAAGTAAAGAAGCAAATGCTTGGTTTGCTAATAATGTAAAGAAGCTTGGTAAGATTGGACCAGGTAAAATGTTAGGTGATGATAGATTAAGAAAACAAGCTGGAGCTTCACCTGGCGATATGGTTATGTACACATATAATCCAAAGCTTAAACAGACTTTGCCTTACTATGATACATTCCCATTAACAATTGTTGTTGGTCCAGCGAAAGATGGTTTCTATGGTATTAACTTGCATTATCTACCACCTAAAGTTCGTGCAATCTTCTTAGATAAATTAAACGATGTTGCATCTAATCAGAAGTTTAATGCGACAACTAGATTTAAAATAACATATAAGTTATTACAATCTACAGCAAACTATAAATATTTTAAACCGTGCTTTAAGCATTATTTGACAGATAACGTAACTTCTAATATTATGAAAGTAAATGCGGCGGAATGGAATATTGCAATATTTTTACAAACAGCCAACTTTAAGAAAGCTAGTGTTGGCACAGTTTGGGCTGATTCAAGGAAACAATACTAATGGCATTACCAGTAAGCATAGATACAATGAAGTCTACAATTAATCGAAGAGGTGGTGTAGCACGAGGAAATAGATTTGCAGTATATGTTAATCATCCTTCAAAAAGTATGAATAGCTTAATAAATTATAATCCAGCTACATTACTAAGTAATTTAATATCTGGACAAGGTGTGAATGTTGCAGATTTTATACAAGATCCAAGGGACTTGTTTATATTATGTACATCATGCTCAATACCAGGTAAAAGAATATCAACAACAGAAGCTACACATAATCACAATTTATCTAAGAAACCTTATTCGGCTGCAACTGATGAAGTGAGTATGACATTCATGTTAACAAATGATTATTATATTAAGAAGTATTTTGATATGTGGCAAGAGATGATTGTAGATACTTCAGGTGAACATTATAAAACATTTTATAAAAATGAATATTGTAGTGATGTGACAATACAACAACTAAGTGCATCGAATGATGTAGTTCCAGGATATACAGTTAAATTAGAAAATGCGTATCCTATACAAGTTGGAGCAGTTGAATTAAGTAGTGGATCTGAAGGTTTAATGGAAGTAAGTATTACATGGGAATACGATAACTTCAGAAGTGTCGGATTAATAGATGGATTTGAAGACGTAGTAGGAAATATGTTAGGAATAGGAAGAGAAACATTAAGTACGTTTGATAGAATATTTTAATTTTTAATATGGAGTAAAATTGATATGTTGCCAAAAATAGCAACCCCAAAGTATGATATGATTGTGCCCTCAACGGGTGAGAGTATTACATACAGACCATATGTGGTCAAAGAAGAGAAGATATTGTTAATAGCATTAGAATCTCAAAATGAAACAGCTATAGAAAATGCAGTTCAGGATATTATTAAAGCGTGTGTAGAATCACCAATTAATATTAATGACCTAACTAATTTTGATATTGAATATATGTTTGTAACCCTACGAAGTAAATCTGTAGGTGAAGGTATTAAGATTAATCCACCTTGCAAACATTGTGAAGCTAAAAATGAAGTTAAAATTGATTTAGAAAAAATCAAAATAGCTAATTTACACGATGATATAGACAAACATGTTAAATTAACAGATGATATATCTCTTGATTTAAGGTGGGCAAAAAATAATGATAAGTTAACTGAAGAAGATAAAAAAACTGAAACAGATACTATTATTAATATGATTGCCAAGTCTATTGATGTAATTTATAGTGGTGAAGAAATATTTGCTGCTAAAGATTCTACTAAGAAAGAATTAGTGGATTTTGTTGAAAGTTTAAATAACGATCAATTTAGTAAAATAATAGAGATATTAGGTAAAGCACCTTATTTAAGTTATGATTTAGAATTTAAATGTAAAGAATGTGACGGAGATAATGTTATTGAATTGAGAGGACTTGTTGATTTTTTTCAATAACCCTTTCTCATGATTCAATAGCTAATCACATAAAAACAAACTTTGCGTTAATAAAACAACATAATTTTAATTTGAGTGAATTAGATAATATGCTACCATGGGAGAGGGAGATCTATCTTGCTCTTTTAGTTGAACATATTAAAGAAGAAAACGAAAGGATAAAAAAACAAAATGGCTAAAACACAAGAAGCGTTATTACAGGAAGTAGTTGGTCTTCTGCGAAAGCAGAATCAACTTAGTACTCGCGATAGACTGAGAGAATCTGAAGAAGCTAAACAAGCTCAAAAATTAGCTACGACTGAAGAGACTCAAACTCAAAATCAATCAACTATTATTAGTAGTGGTCAAGACTTCCAACGTAGGTTTTTAGCAGGTCAAGCAAAAACATTTACTGATCAAAAGGTAACAAATAAAATACTTGGTAAAGATAGACCTATGACTTTTAAGCAAGGTCACCTTGATTATAAGATACAAAGTTCAATACTACATGCATTAGGCAAAGATGGTGGTATTGCAAAAAGTTTAATGTTTATAGGGGAACAACTTGGGATTTCAAATGATATAGCTATAACCCAAGCAAAATCAGAAGATCAGTATAGATTAATGCAGCAAAGAATGGCACTTGAAGATAAGAGAGAAGCTGACGCCAAGCTTAGATTAACTGGTCCTACTAGTGGTGGTAGAAGCCCGTTATCAGGATTACAAAATATGGCTGCGAGTCCAGGATCTTGGGTTGGGAAAGCTGCAGGACTTATTCCTCTTTTAGCTGGTTGGGCTGTTGGTTCACTTGTATTAGGTATTAAAGATTTTGTTTATGGTTATGATTCAAGCGGATTGACTGGTGGTATTGCTGGATTATTAGGTGGTGCTGATGAAGGTGGATTTGTTAATTCAGTTAGAAATGCATTTAAAGGTGCTGGGTATGGAGCTACTATTGGATTAGCAGGTGGTTTACCTGGTGTAATAATTGGTGGTATGATCGGAATGGGTGTTGGCGCTCTTCTTGGGTGGATAGGTGCATCTAAGATAGAAGATTTTATGGATGAGAATATTTCAGAGCCATGGAATGAAATGACAAACTGGTTTAAAATGAAACATAGAGAAATTAGTAGATGGATATTTACTCCTCCTGTTACTATGGGTCCACATTCTCGTGGTGGAATGTTATTTGGTTCAGAATTATTATTTAAACTTAGGTTTTTTGATGATTGGAGTGGACTATGGGATGACATAGGTGATTATTTTAAAACAAAGTATGATACCTTATCAGCTTGGATATTTACTGCTCCAACGGAAGACGGTAAAGGTAAATTATTTGGTTCAGAGTTATTATTTGATCTTAGATTTTGGAGAACAGAAGATGGCAGATGGAATGATACATTTGCTAAAATAGGTGAAAAACTTGCTGGATGGGGTGATGCTGCTGGTGAATGGCTTTATAGTGTAGATGGTACTAAAGTAAGTATGTTTGGTGGTTTTGCAACAATGCCAACATGGAGTAGTGTACAGAGCGGGTTTAAAAGTAAATGGGATTCTATGTGGGAAACTATCTTTAATATACCCAATAATATAATGTCGATGATTAAAAGTTTATTTCCTGCAAGAGTTAGGGAGTGGTTAGGTTGGAATGATGATATACCAGTAACCGGTACACCAGTCGGACAAGTTGCCGCAATGGCAATGGCTAACCAAGGAATATCACTAGCACAACGATCTTCTGATAGAGCAACTGAATCTGGTGAGTTTATAGTTAATCGTACAATTGGTGGCGGTAATAATGTAATGGATATGCTTAATCTAAAACAAGATATTATGGATTCACAACAATTTCGTGATGAAATAAGAATGCAACAGCGCCAAGTTGTTGAGAGACCCGCAACAATTATTGATAACACGAGTAAGACGAGCGTTACTATTATGCATAGTCAGGAAAAAGTTGTGTTTGGTGTATATCCTCCAAGCTTATTACCATCGAATCCAATGTTGTGGCATCCTAACGGTTCTTTAGCACAATAAAAAAAGGGGACGATCGTCCCCTTCTCAAACTGATTAACTCTTAAGCTTCAGCTGCTAGTTTAGCAAAATAACTCATAGTATCATCATTGTCTGAATCCGCTCTGGCTACTGGATCAGCAGCTGTCGCAACAGGATCAGACATTGCAGGTGCATCATTAAATGGAGCATCATCTTCGACTGCTGGCATTTTAACTTCTTCACCTAATACACGAGTTAGCTTAAGATTAAGCTCACTGTAAGATTTAAATGATGATGGATCAGTAAACTCACTTAGTGCATACTGCTTATTGTAAATACCTTCGAGCACATTGTCATCGGCATTTAATGCTTCAGCAGGAGCAAATTCAGATCTGTCATAGTTTCTGTAACCAGCAACATTAGCGATCTTCATTTTAAAGTTAGCACCTTTCCACATATCAAATGGGTTAACTGGTGTTTCATCTTGAAACTTAGGTTGCATGCTATCCATAATCTTCTCAAAGATTTTAGCACCATAGGTATATAGAAATACCTTACCTTCGTTTTCAGGATTCTCAGGATCTGAGACAACATAGATATTTGACACATAGTGTAGTCTACGCTTACGCTTACGTGCAAGATCTTTGTCAGCTTCAATACCTGTATTCCAAAGTTTAGAATTCATCTCTGACACAGGATCGTCCTTACCAATAGTAGTGAGTGATTTCTCAACATACCATTGTCCAGTTGGTCCTTGGAAGAAGTGATCCCAGTATTTAGCCCAAGGTAAGTCATCACCTTCAACTGCTGGTAGAAAACGAATAACAGCATATCCGTTACCTGCTTTATCTACCGTGGGTTTCCACATACGATCGTCGCCATATGATTTCTTTTCTTGAGTGCCTGTTCCGGCCGCACCCACTAATGCGCTCATGTCATTAGCCTTTGCCTTTAAGTCTGCAAAACTCATTGTACATCTCCTTTAAAAATTTATATTAATTTATATCGTTTATATTATATCATACTTTTTGCAAAAGTACATACTTTATTTAAAGATATCAACAATAATACGTTTAAACTTATTGTCATCAAACTTTAAGAAAGCCTGATATTTCGATATCTTATTAAACAAATCAGGCCATAGAATAGTTTCTGTGATCTGTTTGTTCGCCCTATCAATAAACCCAGTCAAGCGGTTTATTATACACACTGTCTCTAATGAAACCGTGCCTTCGAGATGA